TGTGGGGCCCCTTTACCATAGGAGCGATATGCGTCAAAGACAGCTACTGGATCGTTATCAGTTCGCTGAAGGGATTACTCAAACTTACCAACTTTGGTCGGTAAGTCATGGTACCCTTCTCGACGAGCAGATTACCGAGCTAGTTCCTGCTGCCTCCTATCCAACACGCTACGTATGGATGGAAGATGGCCTTGGCTATAGCAAGACGGGAGTGGTTTACCACTACTCTCGCAAGCTTAAAGCCGAAGGTACCATCTCTCTTCATCAATCGTATCTTACGGGTAGTGACTGGCGCATTGAGCACCACACGTCCGGTAGCGCTTTAGCCTTCTTTTATTTCTTCGGTGGTTCCCTCACTTCGGGGTTTTCCTCGGAAATGTGGGATACCGTAGATTTATCTCGTCTAGATATCTTAGACGATTCCTCCTCGGAATCGTTCTATGGTCTCGAAACGGGAAAAGATGTGCTTAAGCTAATACTTTCTGCACGTAAATTGGACGTTCGCAAGGTCGCGCTAAATTTCCGCAAGGTTATGAAGCGTTTCCGAGTGAATCCCAAGTCTACTGCATCTGGTATTAAGCGTGCGCTATCCGCGACGAGTAACGGTTTCCTTGCCTATAACTTTGGGGTTAAACCCTTAGTTAGTGACATCGCCTCCATCGGCGCGTCGTATGATTTATATCATGCGTCGCTCCAGAAAGGGGCGGGAACGACTCAGGAGTCGTTCAAGAAATCGAGTCGTGCATACTCAACCGAGTATGCCGTTCCTGAGGCACTTTGGCCAGCTGCAGGAGAAGCTAATGGCGTAATCGGGAAGTTGACATCCCGAGAAGCAATTAGCCGTCTCACAGCTGAAGTCAAAGTCAAGCAGTCCGACGTCTCATCGACGTATCTATCCTACTTGAAAGGTCACCTAAAATTGACCGATCTCGTAGGCTTGGGATGGGAACTTATTCCCTTCTCATTTGTAGCGGACTGGTTCCTGCATATTGATAAGAGGATCGCGACTTCTCAGTCGTATCTTTCCAAACAGTATGCAAATCCTGCTCTTGTTCGAAATCGCAATATCTCCCAAAAACGGCACTCGATGTATGACGTTAAGTTATACACTGAGTTTTCGTTTACTGGTGGATTTGGCGACAACGTTCAGAAGCTCGGCGTCGTTGAAGAAACGACGTACCTCAGGAATACTCCTCTAGTAAATGGTTTGGACCTTTTCTCCCTTTCGGGGTTCAAATCTTTCCAACGCCAGCTCTCAGCTGCCTTAGTTTGGCAGATGCTCTCTGGTATGTTAGGGAAGAAAAGAGGATAACGATATGGCAACCATAACTGTCGATGACAGTGGTGGTACCGACGTCGTATACACTGAGATCTTAGCAGCGTCAGGCTTGCGCGAATTTCGCGCTTTGACTGACACCGCGACGGCTCTCAAGGGTATAGTGTTTCAAAACACTTTTCGGAAAGATCCGAAAACCGGCGTCGACCGTCGTCGCATTCACATCTTCAAGTATGTGGAGGATTCAGAGTCAGGAGTGGTGCATAAAGCATCAGTCACGACCGAGATTGTCCTTCCGCCTACAGAAGACCTCACCTTAACCCATTTGAAGGATATGATATCCTTCCTCATTGGTTACGTTGGAAGAAATTCCAGCGGTGTGGTCGACTATGGAAATGTGCAATCGATTATGTCGGGTGCTGTTATTGAAGGTGATTTGGCAGTTTAGCCAATCCTTCTTTAACAAAGCTCCCGCCGACGGTGACCATTCGTGTGGGCATGGTCTTTCCAAATCTTGGAGGAACTCATGTCTACCCGATTCAAGGACCTCATGGAGGCTCTCGCTTCGGATACTCATAATAGCGGCATCTACGGGAATCTTCCTGATGATGACGCTATTTCTTCTTTCGCTGCTCCATTATCTGAGTACGGGAAGCGCGTATCTGTCGGCGTTACAACCGGCAAGTACGTTGGTGCTATACACGATCGGTTTCATTCACTGCATACTGCAGTATTTGATTCAGATGGTTGTATATTGCCTTGCTCTCCTACTCAAATAAAAACTCTCCGTCAGCTCACCTTGATTTGCTCCAAAATGGACCTTCCGACTCAAAAGTCAGAAGAGACATTGTGGGTTGAATTCACAGAACGTCAACGCAAGTTGGCATCTGTGCGATTCGTCGAACACCACCCTGTGGTTGTCCGCGCAAAGCAGTGGCTTAAACACCATCTTTCTAGTCTCGATCTCGCAGACATTGTGCCCAGTCATGGGCCCGGTGCTGTGAAGGAAAGATTAGATCGTGATGAGCGGTATTCCTTTAAGAGCTGGTACTCACCGGCTCAGAAGGTATACCCATTCGAGTATTTTGGAACAACGAGATTAGACCCTGCTGAAGCCCCGATTTCTCTCTCGCCTGCTACGACTCGCGTCGTTGTGGTACCGAAAGACTTTCGGGGTGGTCGCCTGATCAGCGTAGAACCTGCTTCTCAGCAGTTCCTCCAGCATGGTCAGATGACTAAGATTTATCATTTCCTTGAGAGGCGACCTTGGTCGCGTTTTATATCGCTGAGAAATCAGCAATATAATCGCGATCTCTGTGCTTCTCTAGAGCATTCAACAGTTGATCTGAAGAATGCTTCGGATATGATATCCGCAGTCCTTGTTTGGAATCTGTTTCCGGCGCATCTGCGCCGGTACCTATTCCGAACACGAAGCAAGTATGCACAGTACGGGGCCCGAACTCAACGCTTGTATGCGTTTAGTCCTATGGGCTCGTCCGTGTGTTTTCCAATACAGACCATGGTGTTTACAGCACTTATGGTCGGCTGTTGGAAGCTTTGCTTTCCTAAGGACCCCATATCGAGCTTGATTGGTAGAGTTTATGGAGATGATTGTATTCTCCCGAACTCCATCGTCCAGCCCTTTCTGGGTACTCTCACTGAACTTGGCATGGAACCGAACATGGAAAAAACATGTTTAGAACCTAGCTTATTTCGCGAGAGCTGCGGCCTTGAGACCTACGCTGGCGAAGACGTAACAGTCTGGCGCCCTCGTTGGAATCCTGGTATCAGCAGTGATTTGTGTTCGATCCATAACTTTATCATTCTCAATCAAGGTGCATTTCTGCATCGTTATTGGAATGTTAATGCGCTCACCGCCGGCTGGGCCCGAGAGATCGGGCCAGTGCCGACGATATCATCTAATGCTCAGGACGGCTTCCTGTTGGACTTATTGCCCAACTATACTGGTTGTAAAACCAGGTGGAACCGAAATTTGCATCGGATGGAAGTGCGCACCGCGTTTCCTGCCAAGGGATCGCGGGAGTGGAGAAGCGAGACCACT